CGATTTTTATAATGGTGTGGAAAATCATCGAATTGATTTTTCGAGCACGTAAAATGATATGGATCCTCGGGCACATGGCGCGTTTTGTCGCGTATATCATGAGTCCTTGGATTTACTATCCCCTCGCTGTGTTGTTGTTTTGCTGGAACGTAATGTTCTTATTGAGTTGGCATTATGTCTACTTAAGCATACAATCAACAGAACACATACCAGTCCCATCAATTTTGATGCGATTTGGAATGTGGAATTACCAATTAATTGGTTATGTCCTGATCACAGCGGGTCGGATGGTGTATACATGTTTTGGTCTTAGAAAACTCAGTGCAAGGGACTTATCGTGGTGGGAAAGTTGGTTTATACAGCGACGTAAGTTGCTGCGTAACATATTAGTACCAAATGAACAGAGTGTTCGGATATTCCCGTGTCATAATGGGCACACACATCCACGTTCCGCAGAATTTAGATCATCAGCAAATGAATTTATGATTCATACAGTTGAGAATGCGGGATATACACCGTATGTTGTTTCACGTGCAAATAAAGATAGGGGCGATGGCAGTCGATATTATTATCACGCCAAAGACTATCATGTAGAGTATCGTGATGATGAGGTGAAAGAAAACCATTGTTTTATTTTCACTGATGTTGATTATTATGCTGATATGAATCGTTGGTTATCTCATTGGAAACCAATTTTGCTTTATACATTAGTACCAAAGCAGATTTCATACCAAGGTGAAGAGTTCGCATATTTTATCAACAACAACAATATTCTGGAGTATCATGTTAAGGGTGGAGCTCAATATAAACATCCATTGTGGCATTATAAAGGGGATACGGTTTGTGTTGTAGACACTTTTGGGGCAATATGTATCTTTGATATAGAACAACGCGAGGTAGAAGGTGACCCACATCACAGGTTGATATGGTTGTTGCCTAAAGCAAGAATACCATTCCTTGGCTGGATTATAAATCCGGTGCGGGATGGATATGACATGCTTAAACGACTTAATGTACGGAACAGAGGAATTTGTTATCTCTGGAATGCAATAACTGATGAATTATCGGTTAGAAGCATAACAGAAAAGTACTCTGTTGAAATTGGGGGGAAATTATTTCACTCCATAAAGTCGAGACTCGCAAATAAAGATACTGCTGTTAGAACATCAGACATTGAGCGTATGCTCAATGTTGGGGGTTTTAATACAAAAGAGTCTGTGAAAGCAGCACCGTTGTTGTTGAGTTGTTGGGATTTTAATCCCTTAGTACCAAATATACTCACAACAGGAACATTCAGCACGAATTTCGAGGCGCTACCAGGAGTAAAGCAAGTACGAACTGAAGATGCTAAACATGTTGGCCAAATTGTAACCACACCTGTGGTCAATAACCCAGCATTGTTTGCAGCTAAAGGCTTAAATGCCGATCGCAGTTGTATTGAAGGTAGAGTTAATAAGCCTAGAAACACGAAAGTACCCACTCAGAAATATTTCAATTATGCACGCGAATTCGTTGAGTTCGTGGTTCCTGAAAGATTTAGAGGCACTGGGGCTCCGTTGGATGCGGACGAAGTAAGAGAGAAGCAAGACGGAAAATTACAACGCAGCCGTTTTGATGAAGCAATACATGGTATGTCAGTAATTACTTTTAATAAGTTGAAAGCATTTATTAAAACCGAAACATATAATGCAGCGAAACCTCCGAGGAACATTACCACTATGTCTCCTGAGCTTACGATAAATATGTCGGCCTACACTATACCATTCTCAGCATTTTTGAAGAAAATCCCATGGTACGCACCTGGGAAATCTCCAAAGCAAATAATCAAAAGAATTAAGGAAATAGCCCAAGAAGCTCTTGGCTATGGAATTACATCTAGTGATTATGACACATTTGATGGATCAGTAAATAAATTCCTTCAAGAAAATGTCACATTTGCTTGTATGATGAGATGGTTGGCTGAATGTTATCGTGCGGAATATAAACGGTTCCATATGCAGGTGTTTAAGAAAACTGCAACTACATCAGAAGGTGAGATGTATGATGCAGGGGATGGTACAAGAAGCGGATCCCCAATTACGACATATAACACGTTGAAAAATGCTTATAATACTTATGCTGCCTACAGAAATATGGGCTATAAACCAAAGGAAGCTTGGGCTAAATTAGGTTTATATGCAGGTGATGATGGTGCAACTGCCAATAAAGATGGTAAGTTCTCAGCATTCTTGGCCGAAGTCGCTCTTGATTTAGGACAATTATGCAAGCCAGTCAACATCGAAGATGGGAAACCATTTCCATTCTGTGGGCGATACTTCGTGAACCCATTATTGTCAGATGATACTTTCCAAGATCCATTGAGGACGCTGGGGAAGATTCATTTATCTGGTAACAAGGGAGTTAGTAGGGAACAGGCAGCGGCCAATAAAGCGCATGGGTATTTATCCACTGACGCATTAACACCATTGATTGGCACATACTGCAGACGTGTTCTGGCGTTGGTTGGAGACTTGAAATTCAAGAGTGGCACTCATGAAGAACAATATAAATGTTCAAATTCATGGCCACAACATGACCGCAATGACATTAGCAACGCAATGGCAGATGTCATAGGTTATAATGAACTTGAATTGATTGGTATGGATAAGCAATTATCTGAAGTTCAAGGTTTAGATCAATTCCCGGTTTTGCTTGACACTATTTGTAAACATAAAATGAAGGCAGTAGTGGATGGTGAGGTAGTTGGAATAGACCCACATAACGATGAAAATGAACAAAATACCGAAGACAGACAACCAACAGCAAGCGCTAGAGTCCTGGAACAAGGACCTATCAAAAGCAAAGATAGCGTTGAACACGTTTTGGCAACAGACAGAAGGGGCAATAAAGCGAAAGCAGAAAAGCCTCGCAAACGTCGGGTTGCCTACACCCGAAATTCCAGAGGAGATCCTGGAAAGCGTGAACCGCATCCGCGACTTACTCGCACAAATGGAATTGTGCTCCGTGACAGGGGCACTCCTGGGCGAGGAGTAAGCAAGGAGTAGATAATGC